TGTAGCAGCTAAGCCTGCAACGGTAGAAGCACCTGTAGTAGCAGCACCTGTAGCAGCTAAGCCTGCAACGGTAGAAGCACCTGTAGTAGCAGCACCTGTAGCAGCTAAGCCTACAACGGTAGAAGCACCTGTAGTAGCAGCACCTGTAGTGCCTGCAGTCCCTCTTGTATCTGCTACAGCAGGGCCTGTAGCAGCACTTAGAAGTACAAGCGTAGCAGAAATTATGCCAACAGGCACTGTAGCAGCACCTGTAGCAGCTAAGCCTGCAACGGTAGAAGCACCTGTAGTAGCAGCACCTGTAGCAGCTAAGCCTGCAACTGTAGCAGCTGTAGCAGCACCTGTAGCACCTGTAGCAGCTAAGCCTGCAACTGTAGCAGCTGTAGCAGCTGTAGCAGCACCTGTAGCACCTGTAGCAGCTAAGCCTACAACGGTAGAAGCACCTGTAGTAGCAGCACCTGTAGTGCCTGCAGTCCCTGTTGTATCTGCTACAGCAGGGCCTGTAGCAGCACCTGTAGCACCTGTAGCAGCTAAGCCTGCACCTGTAGCAGCTGTAGCAGCACCTGTAGCAGCACCTGTAGCAGCACCTGTAGCAGCACCTGTAGCACCTGTAGCAGCACCTGTAGCACCTGTAGCAGCTAAGCCTGCAACTGTAGCAGCTGTAGCAGCACCTGTAGCACCTGTAGCAGCTAAGCCTGCAACGGTAGAAGCACCTGTAGTAGCAGCACCTGTAGTGCCTGCAGTCCCTCTTGTATCTGCTACAGCAGGGCCTGTAGCAGCAACTCCTACTGCACCAACAAGTGTAGCAGCAAGAGTTGCAGCAATTTCTGCTGGTAAAGTACAAACACCTGTAACATCTACAACTGAAGGCCCAGCACCCGTTGGAACATATGATTCCATGTTTTCTGGACCTGCCGATCTAGCAATCCAGCGTAAGATGCAAAATAAGAAGCCTTAATATAATTTCCCTATAAAATACTATAATGACATAATAATATTATATCATTATAATCTCAAGCAACCACTCTTAGATTAGATCATCACCCCTTGGTACAGCATTAGGATATCTAGTACCAATCTGAATACATGTATTATTCTGACAGAACTGTCCTTCAGAACATGTCTTATTTACGCAATCAGGCTGACGACTATCAGTAAATCCATCCATAGAAGGGAAATACGAAGGAGCCGCAGACTTCAAAAGAGGTAGTAGTCCAACGATTAGTAATAAACATACAAATGCAAAGATTGTAGCACGTTTTACACCCCACATTCCCTTAGACATCTCTACACATACTTGTTAAAAATATGGGGCAGGACCCCCAGGAGGAAGTAAAGGCACAGGACTTTCTTCTTTTACAGCAACAGGCTCAGTAGCAGCACAGAATCCATTCAAACATTTTAAATAGCCGGGGCAAGGTGTATTAATACCACATTTAATAGCCTCGTGACCTTCAAATCCTTCAGATATTTGCCTTTGTAAAAGAAGTAATACTAGTCCCAGCACAAGCACTAATCCAAGTACATATCCAATTTCCACAATGTCCACAGGCCTAGACATATTTACTACTGTGGTGTTTGATATTTGCGAACCTGGATCATCGGGCCCTTCAGCCGTTTATTCGCCGACGCATCATATTCATTGCCATCTTCAGCATTCTTTTCCTTGTAATTCGCCATCGCATGTTGCCAGAATTCTGGAGCACCAATTCGGAATTCTCCATGCATCGCTGCCTTGTACCAAAATACAGTATCCTCCAATTTATTTGACTGAGAATTATTGTTCATTACAATACATTCATAATTCTGTGTACACTGATCCATCACTTGACAGAAAAACTCGAAGGATGGGAAAGCACTTCCATAATTATCAAAAATACGTTTTCTGTTTGTTACATATGGTTCACGTAAAATGAAGCAATAATCCACATTGGTTCGTAACATAGGTGGGATACCTAGTGGATATTGCATAGTAATCAGGAAGAACACTTTCAACCAACGACCATTCAAGAATAAATAACGAATATTGCGATCATGTAACCAACTGTCATCATACAAACAATCGTCCATAATTAAGAATGCACGTGGATCTGTCCTTCCCTGCCCAGTTGCCTCAATCTCCTTTTGCACTTTCGCCATAATAAGCTTCTGCCTCTTACAGAAATTTGCAATTACAACAGGGCTATAGTCGCCGTGAATAAATAAAGGAGGAATTAACTTTTTATAGAACTGATTGGATTCTTCAGTACCACTGATAACAGTTCCAAGAGGCATTTCCTGATGGTGAAAGAGGAGATCACGCACAAGTGTAGATTTTCCAGTTCTGCGTCTGCCAATGAAAATACACACTGCATCTTGAGGAATCATTTTCATGTCAAACTTCCGGATACCTACATTTAGAGCAGCAGCATTATCAGTCATTCTTCAGGTACTCTGGGAAAAAAGATATAGTATTCATACGTATTTATCAGTAGTACTAATTAGAATGTCATCTACTAACTCTGGCCCTCCTTATTACTACAAAAATATGACAAATAAGGGACAGCGTGTTCCATGCAAGAATCAATCCAAGCCATGTAATGGAAGTGCTAATTTCAGTTCTCAGCCTGTAACTCCTTTACCCTCTCCTACTTATACAGGCCAGAGGAATGCTACAGTACAGCATGCTATGAACTATTACAGTCAGGTGGAAAATGCAAGTAGTCCTAAAGAATCTTTCAATAATCTCTTTGCAAAGGCGGCCTCTGGTGGATCTCGTAAGAAGTCTAGGCGTTCTAAGACTAGGCATTCTAAGACTAGGCATTCTAAGACTAGCCATTCTAAGAAGCGTTCTTCCGGTAAAAGACGTAATAGAACATCCAGGCGTTAAACACATGCGGTTAACAGAATTGTATCAAACCCCGAATGCGGGATAGAATGGACCCTTGTTTAACCCAAGGTGTCGCAGTAAGTTTACCAGTTTGGAGAACATATTCAAGAGCACCTGTTATACCAGGATACTCATGTATATCATCTATGACACCAATTATAGAGAAATTTCTAGGAAAAGCTGTAACATCCGAAGGTCAGTTACAATCCGATGAATTATTTGCAAAGGTGTTAGAGTTTGAGGGGAGCGGGTCATGTATAGTTGAGACTGTTGGTCGCAAGAAGCGAAAGGCATTTTGTAAAGTGACTCACTTGCTTGATCCAGTACGAACAATGCAATCCTATTATTCTAATGCTGAGAAAGGTGAATATCGTGTAAACTCTAAAATTACAAATCCAGATAATCAGGCATATATAGATTGCCTAGCCAATTATTTATTAGGACAACTTCGCGAACGTGGATTATCTCCACATTTCTGCTTATTCTATGGAGGTTTCAAAGGCGTTGCTGATATTTACAGATATGATATCACAAGCAGTTATGAAAGTTACAGGAAGTATAAGGGATTCTGGAAAAAGAAGAATGCTGGATTATTTGGACTCTATGTAAAAAATCCTGCTGATGCTGCAATATTAGATACTCCTGCAAGCAGTTTACGTTCGAGTGCCTTTTCCTATTCATCCAGTTCAACGGAAGATACTCATATTTCTTTAGATTCTGGTGATCAGAATCTAACCAAACATCTAGTTGAGCTAGAAAGCGTTGGCTCCTTTCCGTCAGCTGAGAGTGATAGCGATGCAGAAGGTGAAATTGAAAGTGCTTCAGGTTCAGACTATGATTCTGATGATGACGATGAGTCAATTAATGTATATTCTGAATTCAAGAATCACCCTGTAATGTTAATTTTTCAGGAGGAAATGGTCGGTGTCCTCGATGCTTTGTTAGAGGATCCTGAGGAAACTCAGCATGAAGATCATTGGATTGCATGGACATTCCAAGTAATTGCTGCCTTAAGTGCTGCTCAAGGAGTTCTTGGATTAACGCATAATGATTTACATACAAATAATATTGTATATGCAAAGACTGAAGAGACTTGGCTCTTCTACACAAGTCGCGACGGAACTGTATGGCGTGTCCCAACCTATGGACGTATTTTTAAGATTATTGATTTCGGTCGCGCAGTATTCCGTGTTGGTAAAACATGGTTTATAAGCGATGATTATGGCGTTGGTGGTGATGCAGAAGGCCAATACAACTTTGGAACATTAGTCACTGAAAAGACTAAGAATCATCCTATTATTTACCCAAATCCATCCTTTGATCTATGTCGCTATTCTGTAAGTATTATTGATGCATTATACCCAAGTATGCCAGCGGAGAAGTTAGATGGTGCTGTTATAAGTAAAGAAGGAAGTTGGACTGTGCATGAGACTGAGTCTCCTCTATGGAATTTACTCTGGTCTTGGCTAATTGATGACGATGGACGCAATATTTTACAGGATCAGGATGGTACTGAACGCTTCCCTGATTTCGATTTATATCAGCATATTGCTACTCGCATTTCATCGGCAAAGCCACAGGATCAGCTACGTAAGGATATTTTCAAGCAGTTCATCGTTTCGGCATCTTCCATAGGCGATTGGGAGACTAAGTATCCTTTATTTTGTTAAATATATATATAGTATCTATTTAAATAAAATAATATGAATATAGAACATAATGAATCTTATATATATATGTGTATTCCATCAAGAAGGTTATATAAATTTATTGAAACTACTTATTACATCTATATATGAAAAAGGTAATCTAAATACAGAAACTACTGATATTCTTATCATGACAACTTCAAAATTTAAAGAAATAATTCAAGAACAATTAAAGGAGTTTACACTTAATATACATTATTATACACTAGATAGCATAACCACATTATTTCAGGCAGGATGTGCAAGATTAAACATTTTTAAGTATCCTAACATTAATAAATATGATACAATATTATATATCGATACAGATATATTAATAAATTCTGATATAAATATACTATTTGATCTTGAGCTATCTTCCGACAAAATGTATACACTTGAAGAAGGGGATATAGGATCTGAATGGTGGGGAGGGAAATTCTTTGATTTTAGCAAATATGATAGAAATATAAAAGCATTTACATCTGGTATATTATTTTTTAGAAATAGTAATGCAATTATATCACTATTTGATAGTATAGAATCACATATCCAAGAAGATTTTTATATACAAAAAAATCCTATAGGACCTTGTCTAGATCAACCATATATTGTATATAATACTATAACGCAAAATAAATGTGATAATAAGACATTAATTCCATATGTTGAAAATAATCCATCACGTGTACTCTCAACTAGAATTATATATCATTTCCCAGGAGGACCTGGGTCATATGATAATAAAATAAATAAAATGAAGGCATTTTGGAATAAGATGAACAATATAAAGGGTGTTTTAGATAATAAAAAATATTCTTGGGGAGATAGTTCAATTACATTTTTAGAGGATGGATTAATGGATGCATTTGGTAGTGGAAATTATGTACAAACAGATACATATAATTTTCATACAAAATTTGGAGGCAGAGAAACTACTATTGTATTTAATAATGATTATACAGAATTTACAGCTACACGTATTGGAGATAATTATATAGTACAAGGAAAGTTAATATAAGTATTATATATTTAAATATTATATACTATACAGATAGTATATAATATTTAAATTATTTATAGTAAATTCTATAGACTAATGGACATTTTAAATGCTTATTTGCCACTGACCGCTACACATTTCTAAACAAATTTCAAGCCCATTTTGCCAAAAGCAGACTTTTTTTAGTGCTCATTTGAAATATCTAGAAGTTTAAAATCTCGCCGGCCCTGTTTGTAATTCAATGGAAGATGTAGAAGGTGTTACTGTACCAGCTCCACCAGTCATTGATGTTAAACTATCTTTACTGGCTGAAATCCAAGAATCAATAGAATCCGGAAGAAACATATATATTGTTGCCGTGACACATGCTCCTAGGCAAAAATCACGGAATACTGGGCGGAATGTAAAAGTTTGGTCTGGTTCATTGGAGGAATACTGTTGTGCTCCACTTATAAGTGCAACAATTAGGCCTCCAATACCAATTGCTATCCAAAATCCGGGCTTAGAGTAGTCCATTCTAAGGCGCGGCGATTTTTATACGGCGATTATATGAACGCATTTATAAACTTTCATCAGCATCCATTGGTAGAACTTCATCGGTAATTTTTAGAGTATCATAGTCATCTTCATCATCCTCATTATCTATAGCATTCTCAGCCTCTGCAAATGGGATATCATGGATCTCATTTTCCTCTAGATTATTGGAATCAAAGAACACATGTTCCTGAGAAAATGATACAGATGGCTTTGTATCAATTACAATTGTTTGTTGAGAGGGTTCAGCTGTCTCGGTAGCTACAGGTGTCTCGGTAGGTACAGGTGTCTCGGTAGCTACAGGTGTCTCAGTAGCTACAGGTGTCTCGGTAGCTACAGGTGTCTCAGTAGCTACAGGTGTCTCGGTAGCTACAGGTGTCTCAGTAGCTACAGGTGTCTCGGTAGCTACAGGTGTCTCGGTAGCTACAGGTGTCTCGGTAGCTACAGGTGTCTCGGTAGCTACAGGTGTCTCTGCAACAACATGAGTTTCAGAGAAAGATTTGGGAGCTTGTGTTGCAGAAGAAGTCTCTTCAGTCTCATCGACATCATCGTCATCATGGAGATACTCACGTAAAATAGACTTTACAGGTAGTAGACCCCTAATTGCCTGTAGCACAGACTCCTGAAGTAAAGCAGATACCTGACGTAAATTCTTCTGCTTCTCAATACTATTAGTCTCCGCAAATAAGTATGCATTTGTCCATAGAGAACGTGCAGATTCAGATAACAGGCGATGTAAGAAGTGATCAACCTTAGGGATTGTAATTTGTAACTTCTTTTGCTTAGTACTTAGACGAATTGCAGATAATACTTTAGTATGTGCAATAAATACAGCAGTTAATAGTTCCTCGAGATAGTCACATTTACAGTCCTTCTGAATCTTTTCAGTCTCTCTGATTACTTTATCTTGATTCCAATCCGGGATAGACTGTAATAATGTCTGAAAATGCCATAGGACCTTATTAGGATTTGGTGCCTCAGCCTTTGCCTGATCAAGTAATTCTAATACATAGGATTCTAAGCATGGGACGAGGAATACACATAGCTGCCTAGTATATTCACCCTTTGCCTCGCCGTATACAGAAATTTCTGGAGTATCCATCTAGGGTACAGTGGATTGATTTACATTCTGATTGACCGCAGCTTGGCCCGCTGACGCTTGGCCCTCCTGCTTCGCTTGGCCCTCCTGCTTCGCTTGGCCCTCCTGCTTCGCTTGGCCCTCCTGCTTCGCTTGGCCCTCCTGCTTCGCTTGGCCCTCCTGCTTCGCTTGGCCCTCCTGCTTCGCTTGCACT